CCTGAAGTGAATCGCAAGTCGCTCGAGTGGGATCAAATCCATCTTGAACGCCTTGTTTTGGACAGAGGCCAACGGTACTTTACCATTGACCTCCCTGAGTGGGGGAAAGTTTTCGAACAATCCCTTGCTTCAGGCTCGCTCCTCCGTCAGTCAATACCTGGCTTTCACAAGCTAGTGACTNGTCGAGGTAACGACGCTAGACCCAGACTTTTCTGGGCGCTGACGTCGAGAGTGTTCAAATTTGACGGAACTCTTTGTGATCAGCCGTGCTCAACTTCGATCTTCTTGATTAGACAGCTTTGCTATCTCTTTAAGAAGCTCAAAGGAGAGTGCAGTGAGCACTTCAAGTTTGCTGCGATCGCTGATCTCTATTCTGTTGAGAAAGTGCTACCAGAGCCTTCCCTTGATTGGGAAGACCCTATTAGTGCTCTCATTTGGAATACTTCTCATCACTTCGCCGATGGTACAACCAACGCTATCGCGTTGGCTGCTATTGACGGCGCCGCTGGGAACGTCTCCAAAACCGGCACGGGATACGGATTGCATTTACAGCGAGTCTTTGACTTGCTTGGATGCGCCTTTCCGCTCCTCGAAACCGAACAGATAAGAGGCCGTCATGGACCCGGTGCTGTTTCAGACGGAGTTCGGGATGGGTCTAAGTACTCATTCCCTACTTGGCCTGCTAAGCTTCAGTCTCTCTTTCCTTACGATATGCATGCTTCCACCAACTATATGTTGGATGGTTGCGCGCCTAACGATGGGGAAGTGGTATCGAAGCTTATCTGTGTTCCAAAGACTCATAAGGGGCCAAGGCTTATTGCCTCGGAACCCATTGCGAATCAATGGATACAACAGGGACTTAAGGACTTTCTGGTCGAAGGCTTTGATCGATCCTATATCGGGTCGTCCATCGCTATATCCGATCAGACGCAAAATCAACAGATGGCGCGTATAGCGTCTCTTGGTGGTCTTGCTACTATAGACCTTTCGTCTGCAAGTGATCGTCTGTCATGCTACGTTGTCGAGAGGTGTTTCCGGAAACGACCGGATCTTCTCTCGGCAATGATGGCATGTAGAACCCCAACGCTTTTCAACTGCATCGACAAGAAGCAGCCTGAACTTCTTAGACTTAAGAAGTTTGCGATGATGGGTTCAGCACTGACCTTCCCTGTACAATCTTTT